CACTCGTCATCCTCCAAGGTGATAGTGACAGAAGGCTTATGCTCACACCACGATTCAGCATACACACTCCATAACTTTAGCTGCTCAAGAGCCGTCATATCATCACGACATATAGCATTGTCCGGGGCTTTTGTAGGGAAGGACACCACCATATTCTGAGAATTCATCACATCAACTTCGGCTGGAAAACCTTTCTCAAGCATAAAGCTAGTGACAGGATCATCAACGGGGGTACGAACATTGCGAATGTAATAAGGATTATGCCGAGCATGTATACCAGAGCTACTATCAACAAGCTGTGATACAGTGCCTGAAGGCTTAACGCAAGTAACTGCTGTACTCTGAGGCACACCCAGTCTTTCAGAGAAGTCTTTGTTGACTGCGATAGCGTGTTCTTTGAGTTCATTCAACAACTCTCCCAGTTTAGGATTCTTAGTGGTAAGAAGTGGGCAGTCCATAATACCTGTGAGGGATACACCAAGAAGTCTTTCTTCCTCGGTGTTATTCTTCCACATTTTTCTAATGTACTTAAAGTTTGTAAGGGTTGACTGGAAGGTACCCAGAATAGTAGCTGCCTTAACCTTATCTTTAAGGGTTTCCAGAGTGTCGTAAGAACGTGCCACAACCTCTGTTAAATTGCAGAACTGATTAGGCCGGAGGATAATTTCAGAACAAGGGTTTGTACCGAATAGATAATTAGGATCACGTCTTCCATTCTTTGCAACTTGCTTCTTAGCAGCATCTCTATTAAAGATACCACGTTCACCACTCCTGCTTTCATAAAGAGCAAGCCACTCTTTCATAAAAGTTCCCATTGATAGGGGCCTAGCCTCATAACACACAGAATTATTTGCAAGTCCTCGGTAAGGATGAGTGTCGCTCCACGCCCCAGACTTGGCAGTCCTCATGTCATCGTCTGATAAGTCTGACAGAGAGATAAGGGCTGATCGACGAACGCCCCCACACACAACAACAAAACCGATCTTACACATGATATCGTGACACTCAATCGAGTTGAGCTTTCGACCAACAGCCTTCTTAAAGATGCCCACAATAAACGTAAACAAATCGTTAAGAGGATCAGGACCTGATGCACGACCACCAAATGTTTTCAGGATAGAGCCTGCAGGGCGGACCATACTGAGGTCCCAATTAGGGGCAGAGCCTTGGTATAGAGCCCCAATTAGTTCTCTAAGACCACGTGCCCACCCTTCTTTAGAATCCTCAATAATAATAATTGATTGTGAGTCTTCAATAGTATCAGAGACAACAGGAAGCTTCTCAATATAATCACTCTCAACAGAGAACCCAACACCCGTCCCATTCATAAGAATATAGAGGGCCTCATCAAAAGCTCTCGGGTTATCAATAGGGAGGTAAGAACAATTGTACCCGGCGATATTCTCCCGTTTCAGTGCAGGTCCTGCGGACATAAGACATCTCATCGAAGGCATGACAGACAGGGAAAGAACTTGTTCTTCTAAATATTTTCTAAGGTCTGGTGTTAGTACTTCATTTCCAATATGATCTTGAAAGAAATCAAAGTATCTTGTAAGAGTTTCGGGGTAACTCTCTCTACGGTTCTTCTCCTTATCCCACCTAGAGTAGCGTGATAGATGGATATATCGTTGGTATTCTGTGGGTAGGTTGTTGCTTGACATAGGTAGTGGCCTTTAATTTTACGGTGAACGATATAGGATTTCCACTCGACACTTAAGCCGATATATCTCAGCCTCCTGTTCTTCGATAATCTTCTTCTGACAAGAGAGTTCTGTTTGCTGATTATCTATGATCAGTGTGAGTTTGTCAAGTTCTGGGGCGTACACCATTCTTTTCTTTATTCTCCATATTTGTGATAAGGCGTTTCAGATACCACTCTGCTTTCCTAAGATCTTGAAGCCCATCCTTGTACTCATATCTGAATAAATATTTCAGGATGTTCCCCTGCAGATAACCCCTTAATGCTGCAACAGTAAGCTTCTCCTCCATGATATCCATCACCTCCATCCCACCGGCTTTATAGTGGGAGGGGTTAATAGGGGTGTTCTCAGTAATTGTAGATTGCTGGTCCAACTTAATATCTCCTTTTAAGATACGGGTCTTATCCAATACCTGTTTTGTCAGATCTTTTATATTAATATCAGTCTTCCATTCATGACTCATCAGAGGGAACTCCACAATGTACTTTCATAATAATCTTGGAGGTCATCCGTAGCACTCTTTTCTTCCGGGGTTCCATCAGTCTCCTTGTTATAAACTGTGCCCATCTTCAGACACACAGCTTTCTTATATTCAAGAGCTTTATTAGTCTCGTTAAAAGATTCTGCAGATTGGGCACACTCAGTAGGAGACTCTCCAAAGTATAGAGGAGTAGTATTTACGCCGGGGCCTTGCATAAAAGCAAAGACAATAATAACAACCCAGATATCAGGCATAGTTTTTAATCCTTTTGTTTGTTAAGAGACGCCGAGGCGTCAGGTGCTATCCAGCAAAGCATTGATGCGGAACCTTTCAAACGGACGACCCTCATATATAATACTTGTGCATAGTCTTTTTATATTCTCAGGGTTAATCCCTGCAAATTCACAGACATCTTCCATGTCTTGTGCAGTAACACACGCCGATGTAGTTGTCAACCATCGTGTGGCTGCTCTACGATTTTCCAGAATGCTTTCTGAGTCGCTATCCCGGGGCTCCTTAGTAGCATCCAGAATAGCCTGAGAGATAACAGCAAGCCAGAGAAGTTGCTCAGGACCCCAAGTATGATCGGAAGTCCTGAGCATATCGTAGGATACATACTCCATATCTTCTGAAGTAGTACTTTCAACATCTGATAAAGAGCCTCTGATGAAATTAGCCACGGCGGTATCTTACATACCTTTTAAAAGTGATAGGGTTAACACGTTGTTCAGTAGTAATGACATGGCCTTTCTTCCGGAGCCTATAAATTACATCTCTCAGACAGATGATCTGATATTCTGACATAGCTTCCCGGGCTGAGATATGTCCGATAAGCTTTAGGTGGTTGTCAACTTTTGTGATGAGTGCAGTATTCATCTAAGACTTCCTCTAAAATGTTGTTGATGTTGTGGATAACTTCTTTAGGGATAAAGCGTATCCCTGCGATAGCCCCGTTGTAATACTCCCTGTCTTGTGAACCCAGAAGTTTCTTCGTCATAACCTCAAGTCTATGCTGTGCATTAGCCTCGGAGTAGACAAGGCCACCTCTGGTTTCAAGTTGGCGGATCATAACAAAAACAAAATTACGTGGCTTTAGTTTTCTAATATCTTCGTTCAGATACTTTGAAGAACCTGTATAAGACTTCCAATCTGAGTAGCCAACTGGCTTATTCTTCTTGTACTTCTTGAATTGCTTTTTACCTATGTATTTCTTATAGGTTCTCTTATTGTAGATTAGGTAGATAAACCCGAAGTAGTGGTCTGGATCAATCTCTTGGTCGTCAGAGTGGAGGACCCAATGTGTTGGTGAAGTATCTTGTCCTGCCATCTGTGCCTGTCTCGACAACAAGCCCGAACCCTTGGTTCGTGTTTTCCCAACACTCTTCTTTGAAGTCGCAGTAGACGCAACCCGTCTTGAGATATTCCCTACCTTGCTTTGTTCTGGAAGTAGTGTAGCACTTTTCCGGGGGCTCTTCTTGCTTGATGATTTCTTTGACTTCGGTGATTCTTTCTTGCGCACTAGGCAGCTCCAAGCTGTGTACAGACATGTAGCAGATTTCTCCTGACTCCTTATTTAAGACGAGGAAACCTCCTTCATCCTTCTCCCCATCAGCTTCCATGTACGCTCCTATTTGCTGCATGTAACCGAAGGGATCATCAGAAAGATCTCCTTTCTTAAACTTTCTGAAGCCGTAAGACGATGCGGATTTACAATCAACAACATGACCATTGATCTTGGCATCTATGTGACCCTTCACAGAGTCAATAATGTACTCCTTCTGTGTGTCAGTAACTTTGTAATTACCTGCTGTCTTAACAATAAGAAGCAGGAGGGATTCAATAATGTGCCCATACGTAAATTTAAGTTTAGTATCGTATGGGAGGGTCTCATTCTCGGAACTTCTGGTACGATTAGATTGATACCAGAGTTGCCTATTCTTTCTACCCAGTGATGAGAATCGGAGTTTACCCCCATCACCTTTTCTTGAATCCCTCCTAAAGAGAGAACCAACAGCCTCTTCTATTTCAGCAAGGAACATCTTCATGTCGTCTGCAGAAGGAGAAGACTCACCACTTTCGATGGTCTTTCGAAGATCATTCACAAGGTGTTTTAGAGAATTGGCCATTAGTTTCTCTCTTTATCTGTTGTTCTTAAAAGGGAAGGTCTTCATCAGGATCATCAGTAGATGCTTCTACAGGTGGGGCTTCATCACCTGCAACAAACCCCTCCTCTTCTGAGAATCCATCGTCCTCAGAGATGTAGTCCACAAGATTAATAAGCTGAACCTTATCTAATGAGTACCCCCACTTGTTCCACTTGGTCATATAAAACTTAGAGACAAGAACCTTGACATCAGAACCCCAGCCAATCCGATTTAGAAGATCTGTAGGAACAGGATTCTTCTTAGCATCAACAACTGATGGGGCCTCATTGTCTTCACCACCCATCCGCTTAACATTCTTATGAAGATTGATAAAGGGGTTGGACATGATATCAGTGGGCGGTTTAATTGTCATCTCATGCGTTGATGCAAGGGACTGCTGATCACTGTCAATAGACAAGGCCATACCCCAACGTGGCGTATAAGCAGTATCAGGATACTGTGGATGAAGATTGTTGTAATACATCTTCCCTGTCAGAACGTACCGTTCAGAATCTCGGGATTCGTTTTGTTTAGCAGCCATTTTTTATTCTCCTGTGTGTATCTGTGTATCAGTCTCATGGACTGGATAGTAGATGGGTATGATAGTGGAAATTTCAATGGGTTTCTGCCCAATTTTTTCCGGTCTTAACGTCGCAGTCTAGTTCGCAACGGAACTTCAGAATATCTTTAACACTCTTTATTGCTTTGCAAGCTACCTCCTTAAGTTGTTCAGCCTGTTTATCCAGAACCTCCCACTGCATCTCGTCGTGAACATTCACCACAGGGAAGGCCCTGATATTATCTTGAACTACCAGATCATCCATCTGGATTAACCAGTGTTTACAGATTACTGCCCCAGCACTTTGTAAGAGATAGTTAAGTGCAGTGTGGGGGAAGTTAACAGGTATCTTCCTTCCGTCGATACCCTTAATATATTTACGTGCTGCAGCCCTGTCAACCTTTTCTTTTAAGAGACCGAACTTTGGTAGTGAACTCATGAAATTATCAATTAGTTTTTGACCGTCTGCCCCAGTACCTCCTACTATTGATCCAATCTTTTTAGATCCAGCCCCATAAATTAGGGCATAGATGAATGTCTTAGCCTGATCTCTTGTCTCCAGTCCTGCTTTGTTCTGGTTAAAGGTATGGATGTCACCATGGATTACTTCCTGTGAAAAATCTGTGTCTCCCATGTAGTGGGCCAGACATCTAAGCTCAAGAGATTTAGCATCACAACCTAGTAAGATGTACTCAGGTTCACGTGGCACCCATACCTCCCTACATAGGAGGCCGTAAGGGGCTCGTGTGGAAGGCACCTGTGCCATGTTAGGTTTTGAATGTGTCATCCTACCTGTGATAGTCCCAAGTGGATACACGCTACCATGCACCAGATTATCTGAGTCTGCTGCCTCGATCCATGAGTTAACCTGAGCCCTACGTTTCTGAAGAATTAAGTAGTCAACAAGTTTTAAAGACTCGGGTGAGTTTATCTCTGAGAGAATTGTCTCGTTAACCATAGGCTTCCCAGTCTCAGTAAACTTCTCAGGCTCCCACCCATACTGCTTGATAAGTCGGTCGGCAATCTGTTGTCGTGATCCCGGATTAAATGGGATGACCTTTGTCTTTGTCTTAAGGTGAATGATAGTAGGCTCAAAGATTTTCTGGAATTCTTCTTCAATCTTATGAATCTTATCGCTCACTGTGGCAGAGAACTCCATAACAAGTGGGATGTTAAGGCAGAACCCACTCCTCTTCTGTCTGGATATGATGTCTCTGACCCTGTACTCTGTTACCAAAACATTCTGCGGTATGTCTTTGTTCTGGAGGGCCATCCATACCTTACCTGTAAGATCAACATCGTTCTTACAGTACAGTAGCATTTCTTCTGTAAGACCTGATGAGAAGTCTGAGAAGTCATCCTTCGGATAGTTAAGAATATTACCCCAGTTTCTCAGTGAGTGACCACCCTCCCTCTTATTGCTTTCAAGTTGGGACATAATCATTGTGTCCCCCATCTGATCTAGTCTGATGTTCATCTTTAACAACCTGTTAATAACAGGGACGTCATAGTCAATCAGATTGTGGCCGACGAACATGGTGGTGGTATCATTCTTAAAACGTATCCTGAAATCATTCAGACTAGGATGTCCCAGAAGACCTTGATATGTGAACACCTCATGCTTACCAAAGTTTACCTGATTACTCCCGGGTGTCTGGATGATTTCTTTCAGCACCACACAGTAAATTAAGGATGGGTTAAGAGAGTCTGTCTCGATATCAAGTAAGTAAGTCGTGGTCATGATTAAGCATCCTTCTGATCATCTCGTGCAGAGACACTGTGGG